ATCGTGAATAACGTCAAGAAAACGACGACCTGGAAAAGATATATTCCGCTAACGCCAACTGTTTTTTCCACTGATATTTATCGTTATGTTTCCCGCCTGGGGGAAGAATTAAATCCCGAAAGTAGCTCTACCCAACACCTATTGAGACATGGTCTAATTAGGGAATGTCCATAAACGACCGCATTTCCCAGGCCTCTTTTTTGCCACAAAAAAAAATCTATGGCGATCCCATTTTTTTTGAAGATGAGGAAGAGGAATTCACTTTAGAATATTGTGGAATTTTTAAATCCCGTTTTCAATTTGTGGACGCAATTAGCCAACAACAAGTGATTAGTGAAGAACCTACTTTTTGGGTTTCTTGGCCATTAGAAGGGGTTGAAATCAAGCAAGGAACAAAACTTCAATGGAAAGATCGACTTTTTAGAATTAAAGAATTGAAACGAGATGTGGATAATAACGCCATGAATTTAGTTGTTCACGAAGTGGGGCCAGTCAATGAGGGATGAAACACGCAAAAAAATCAAACTTTATTTGAAAGAGTTGTATTCTGATCTCAAAGTTGAAGGGATTGATGGCATTGTTTCCCGCCTGAATTATCCGGTGACCATTGATTTATTTGACGACCATGAGGCCGAAGTTCGGGTTCAATCCCTTAGCACGACTAATAACGTGCGGGATACTTCCCCCCGGCAATATCAAAAGGTTTTTACTGTAACAATTGAAGTTGTTTATGCGCCATTCGCCACCGATTACGATAAAAACGAAATCTTATTTGACGATTTGATTACAGAAATTTCTTTTCGACTGGAACAAGATGAGTTTTTGACTGATCCGGAAATTAGAAAAAAAAGCGGTTCCGGTGATTTTGAACTAAATGACGCTGTTTTTCAATCATTGGATTTTAGAACAGAACCGGATGGCCAACGGCCTCTGTATTTTTGTTTGTTGAGATATTTGGTCACTTACGATCTTCCCGTTGGGGTTTCCCCTGATCCATTGGACGATTTGAAGCGAATTGATGCGGACGTCGATAGCAAAGATATTGCCAAAGATATTGAGTTTTAGGCCATTTAAAACATACTAAACAAATCCCTCAATAGAAGTTTTGTGCCGTCAAGAATCAAAACGGTATACTCCCTCATTAATATAAACTCAGGTGTCATTATTCGTTTTAATTGAGAGTCTGCGGCTATATCAACTAAATGCCCGTCGATACTCACATATGACATTTTGTGGACACGGCCATCGTCTGTCCTGCGGTAAAAGCGGAAAATTTCGGCCTCACTCATTCCCGATTTAAAGCGGGAATGTAAAATAAAAGTATTTTTTAAAACTGTTCTTTTCCCTTTAAAAAATGAGACCACAGGCGGTTTGTTTTGATTTTGGCCGACGTTAGGACTTCCTAAAAGGAAATGGGCCAGGGGCATTCCCCCTTGCCTGCTGTATCTATTAATAGATACCCCTGCATTGAGTTTTCCCGGCACGTCTTGCGAAATCCCCCCCTCAAATCTTACCCAGTTTATTATGCGCTCGGGGTCTCGAAATCCACTAAAAAGCCGAACGTGACGCTTGACGATTTCGTTCATCTTTGCGGAAATTTCTTGCGCCCTAGCGGTTGCCGTAGCTTGCCAGGCAGTTGTTAGATCGTCGAAATAGGTTTCAAAGTCAATTTCTCTTTTAACGTGAAACAACATACCGCCAACATAGATATTGACTTCCACATCGGGAAAGAGATAATCGTCATAGAGGGACATTTTTCACCATTTGCCTTTTGCGCTTTTCTTCCTTAGAATTATCTCATGAAAGGAAAACAAATCCTAATTGCCCCTAAAGAGGGGGCAAAGGTTTTTCTCGATTCAATTGGTCAAGTTTTACCGTCGGGGGGACTTTGGCTTTCCTCGGATGCCCAAATTGAACATTTTTTGGCATTAGGATTAGTGAAAAAAATTGCCAATTGGTCTGCTAAAAGGCCTAAAGAAACCCGCAATAAAAAGGATAGCAAAAAATGACAAACATTATTCCGGCCAATCAAAGATTTCCCCTCGTAGCATTAAATATCAATAATCAGTTTGCCGTGCAGGGTTCGGCCCTTCAACCCTACCGAACTTTGTTTATTGGCCCGAAAGGGGAAGCGGGTAAGGCCGAATTCGGGAAATTAACCGAAGTTTTAAATCTTAATGATGCTGTTTATAAATTTGGTCGTGGCAGTGCCGCTTTTGATTTTTGCAAATCCTTTCTTGCCCAAAATTCAGAACAGGAATTGCACGTTTTAGTTGTTGACGATAGCAGCTTCACGGCCAGGGAAGAGACAATTACCGTTGCGGTGTCCGATGTGCAAACAGGAAGTATTGTCCTTTATATTGGTGGTGAAAGAGTTGTCGTTGCTGTTCAAGAAGATCAGTCCGTGGCCATGATCGCAACAAATATTGCCAGCATGATTAACGCCAATGAAGATATTCAATTTTCGGCCGCTGCTGCCGCAGGAGTCGTTACATTAACGGCCAAAAATAAAGGTGATTTCACTAATTCTATTGTGCTGGAACATTCCCTGGGAGACGGCGAATCTTTGCCCGACGGTGTAACCGTGACGATTGCCGAAAAAACCGCAGGGGCAGGGGAACCGGCCAAACTTCCTTTTGAACAAGTTCCCGACCAGCAATTTATATTGCTGAGTACCTGTTATAATGACAATAATACATTGGGCCTCATCAAAACCGAATTAGAAGGCCGAAATAGTCCGGGAAGAAGCATTGACGGTTATTGTCTTGTGACGGTTAGGGATACTATTGCCAATTTGCAAACAAAGGCCGATGTTTTTAATAGCCAATTTATCGTTCTTTTGCCGGCCCGTGGGAATGCAAGCGAAACCCGATTTAGCGGGGCCGCTGTAGGTGCCTTGGCCCGTATCAAATCAAACGATCCCGCAGCGGGAGTTTCCCGAACGCCACTAAAAGGCATTAGCACGGCCGGGGTAGTTCGGGCCTATAGTGATGCTGAAAATAATACGCTTTTAAGAAACGGTATCAGTTCCCTTTCTTTTGCCAGCAATGAATTCGTTTTAGATGTTGTGGCCACCACATATCAAACCGACTCTAATAACATACCCGATATAAGTTATTTCGATTTGGGAACTCTTTTGGTGCTTTCTTATTTGCGTTATGACTTGGGGGTTTTGTCTTTGCAAAAATTCTCGGGGGCCAAAATTGGGAAGGACGACGTTCGTTATGTAGGCAATCAAAAAATCGTTACCCCCGGAAGTATTAAGGCCGAAATTCTTGCCCGCTTTGATTCTTGGGAAGAAAGAGGCCTGATTGAAGGCCGTGAAGCATTCCGGGAATCCCTGGTTGTGGAACGCAATGCCAGCGATGTAAATCGCATTGATATAACATTGAAACCCAATACCATTAACGAATTAAGAATTATCGGTTACGATATTCAATTTTTGCTTTAATTTTTAGCTTTAGGAGATAGTCGCATGAGTAGACAAATTGGCGGTATCATATTTATAAAAGTTGACGGTCAAACATTGACTGCCAAGGGAGAGTTTACCTATAACACAGGCAAGCCTAAACGCCAGATGGTCATTGGTCGGGATCGAGTGCATGGGTATACAGAAATGCCCCAGATTCCCTATATTGAAGGAACGACAACCGATCATAGGGATGTAGATACCGAGGCCATTAAAAATATTGTGAACGCAACTGTTACCCTGGAACTAAATAATGGAAAGACTTTTGTTTTAAGGGAAGCGGCCTATACTTCGGAGGGGAATATGAAAACCGAAGAAGGGGAAATGGACGTTCGTTTTGAGGGAACTAGTGGAGATGTTATTCAACCGGGGGCATAATTGAAAGTAGTAAATAGGGATTTTCAGGTTTACGAATTAAAAAAACCGCTTGAACTTGCAAGCAGCGATGGCAAGCATCACGTTGTTGAGAAAATAAAAATTCATCGGCCATTGGCCGGAAATTTGAAAAATATTAATTTTAACGACCTGAGTGGAAAAGAACTTTTAGATTTGGCCGCTGATTGTGGCGACCAAAGTATAGAAGTTTTGGATTGTCTGCAATTTGAAGATATGAGCGGCCTTATTAAGGTGGTAACAGGTTTTTTGTCGAGTGGCGATCACTCGGAGACGTCTTAGAATTACAGGCCATTTTGTTAGTCCATTGCCGCCTGCAACCCTCTGAATTTGATCGCCTTTCCGCAAAAGAATTAACTTTAATTTGCAAAGAACTTAAGAAGTTTTATAAGGCCAAGGCCGATGCTATAAGGGGGCCATAATGCCACCAATTGGGGCAGCCGCAGCGTTGGGAACAGGTGTTGCAAGTTCTTTAATCGCCAATAAAATTTCCACAACTGCCGAAGTTCAACTTCAGGCCGACGTTTCCAATTTTAACAGGAATATCAATAAAGCAAGAACCGATCTTGGTGCGGTGGGCGATGTTTTCAAGTCGGTCATGCAAACGGCCAGGGTTCCGCTAACTGGTCGAGGCTTCATTTTTGACTATAGCGGATTAGAACCTTTGATTCGTTCCTCAGTTGAGGAATTCGTTGAATTTCAAAAAGTTTTTAATGAAATGCGGGCCAAAATGATTGACTCGGAGGCATTGGGCAACAAGCAGTTGGTCGCCACAAAAGAGATTAGAGACAAGATTACCCAGGTGGCAAGCACGTCAAAATTCTTTGAAAAGGATATTGCCGAAACAATGTTGACTATGGGGAAGGCCGGGAAAAGCAGTAAACAAATTATTGAGACAATTGGCCACGCTGAGTTATTGGCCTCAAGTTCCGGTTATGAACTGAATGATTCAATGGAACTCATTATTGGAACGATGAATTCGTTCCAATTTCCTGCCGAAAGAATGAATCATATCGTCAACGTTATGGCAGCGGCCACGTCCGGGGCCGCTACAGATATGCCCCTTTTCGCAAAATCTATTGAGGAAAGTTCGGTTTTGGCCAAAAAGGCCGGTGTCGAATTTGAAGAATTGAGTTCTGCGGTCATGGTATTGGCCGATCGAAAACTGCGGGGGAGTGCCGTCGATACCGCATTGAAAAATATCATGTTGGGCATTTCCGGTGGTAGGGGTAGGGGCCGGGGCCAGGCCATCATGCAAGAAATCCGGGAAGCACTGGAAGGGAAGGGCCTTAAAGTCAATGTTCCCAATGTTTTGAAGGCCATAAGAGATGCGTCAAAGGATACCCAACACCAGTTGCAAATCTTGTATGACATTTTTGGCCGAAGGGCAATCACTCACGCTTCAATTTTAATTGATGACCTGGATAAATTCGTTCAACGTTACGATTCTTTGAAGAAAACGCAATCGGGATTTGCCCAAAAACAAAAAACGGTTATGTTAGATGGGATTAAGGCCCAATTGGAAATGAAAAGTTCCCTGGATTCTTTGCGCTTGGCCTGGGGGGAAAGGTGGAACGAAACACTAACTGATCAGTTTGTGGCCTATAAACAACTTTTTGATACCGTTAGGGAATTCATTAAGTCGGGGGAATTGGATTTTCTTTTTGATTTTATCAAATGGGATTTGCCCGATACCGTTCAGGATATGGTTTTTTGGTTCAAAACATTTGCTAAAATTTTTATTTATTTTATCAAGGCCGTGAGGCTTTCTATGCAAATGATTAAGGCCATGTTATTTCCCATGCTGGCCATTGCCGATGGTATAAAATGGGTAATGAAGTACAAAAGCAAACGTGAAGAAGAAGGGGAAGATGAGGCCATGCGTGGTCAAGATTCTATGAGAATGGCCCCTGGATCAGGCGTTATCATGCCGGACGAAACCCCGACAACGGAAGGCGGCCTGGGCAAATCAATCATGGGCCTTTTTTCTTCGGCCAGTCAATCAAGCGAAAAGAAGCATATTATCGAATTTAAAAATGCGCCCGAGGGCACAAGAATGACCGTGGATACGGCCAATAAAAACGAATCTTTTGATTTAGGTTTTGAAGATATGGTGGCCATATGACTTGGCGTGAACGAGTTGTCCAGGGAATGTTTCGTGGCGTTTCTTTTAATATTGATTCGCACACATATTCTTCCGGCCGAAGAATCCAGGATCACCAATTCCCTTTTTTGCGGGAAAATTATGCGGAAGATTTAGGGCCGAAAACTGCCCGCTTTGATTTGACCTGTTTTTTTGTTGGCCCAAATTATGATATAGAACGCAATCGTTTTTTGCAGGCATTGGAAACCCCGGGGCCGGGAATTCTCGTCCATCCTTATTTGCATCGGGTTTTAGTTAACGTTGTGGCGTTCTCTTTTAATGAAGCAAAGGGAAAACAAAATTTTTGTTCTTTTTCTGTTCAATTTATTAGGGCGGGTTCCCGGCAGTTGCCCATTCAAACGGCCAACGAACGCGGCCAGGCATTTGAACTTGCGACCAGTTTGGAGGAACAGGGCAAAACAGATTTTGAAAAGAATTATGATTTGGAAGGGATCGGTTCCCAGGGGCAATCCCTTATTAGTTCGGCCATTACGCAAACGAGGAATGCCGTCAATCGTGTTAAATCAATTCAGTCGGCCACCGTTAGGGGCCTTGCAGAATTGGAATTACAAATAAGAAATGCCGATGCGCTAGTTACAAGCGGCCTTCTTTTCCCCTCCAGGGTTTTAAATTCGATTACCGGGGCCATTGATTCCCTGGACAATTTGTTTGAAGCGACAAGGGATAAATACCGGGCCATGATTCCCTTAATCCGATCCCAGGGGATATTGAATTTAGATTTTGACAGTATTTCCGGGATTAATTCTTATCGTTCGGCCTATGCGGTTCAGAATTTAACCCAATCGGGCGGCCTGGCCAGGGCCGTAAAGAATGCCAGTGAATTAGACGGCCTCTCTTTTTCCCAGCAAACCGAAATTAGAGATGAACTTTTGGAAATGTTGCAACTCATTTTAGATTCGGGGGTTTATTTCCAGGGGAATATCATTGCCGATTTATCAAATGAAATGTACCAAATCCTTTATGATTTAAGAACGTCGATCACTCAGGGATTCCCGGAATTTAACGGCAGCGAGGCATTAGAAGTAAATAATGAATTTGCAAATGAAACAAATGCGATAAGCGGCCTTTATAGTATGACCGGAAATATTAGAGATTTAGATTTTTTTATTGAGGAAAATGGCCTGAAAAACGGTTTTATTCCCGCTGAGACCGTGGCCAGGGCCAGGTTAATTTCATGAGTGAAATTCGTGTCCGTGGGCGCACTTATAACCATATTCACGTTATTATTGACGGCCAAGAAATCCACAGTTTTGAATCATTACGAGTTTCCCAAAATATAAATTCTTTAGCGGGTTCTTTTAATGTATCGTTTCCTAATAAATGGATTACGGCCATTGAACAATATCCCTTTTTGTTAAATAAGGAAATCAAACTGGCCATTGACGGCCTGGCCATTTTGTTGACCGGATATATTGAGTCGGTCAATTGTGATACTTCGGCAAACAGTCATGCCATCCGAGTTATGGGGCGTTCAAAGACCGCTGATATTATTGATTGTTCCCCCCATAATGTTAAGCAGTTCAATAATCAAACGTTGCAAGAAATTGCCACGGAAATTTGCCGCCCATTTGGGATAAATGTTATCAATAAGGCCACAATGACTTTGGATAAGTTCCCCAAAGCATCGATGCGGGTAGGGGAAACCGCCTGGAATTTTTTGAATCGCTTGGCCAAACAGCAGGCCGTGCTTTTAAATACCGACCAAGATGGGAATATCGAAATTAACGAAGTCGGTAAAGTCAGATTGAAAAATTCCATTCTTGATTCAAGAAATGTAATTGATTTTCAAGTTTCTTCTAATATGACTCAGATTTTTGATTCTTATTCTGTTTCGACGCAACTAACAACACAATTATTGCAGTTGAATGATCAACAGGTGGAGTTGGAAAATGCCGTGGTCGTTTTGGCCGAACACAAATCTACGCGGCCAGGGATTAGGCATCGGCCTTTTACTATGATTGCGGAGAAGAATTTGACCGAAGCGCAGGCGCAGGGCCGGGCCATGTGGGAAGACGCAAGAAGAAAGGCCGACGTTTTAAAATCTACATTGCACGTTAACGGTTGGGTAAATGGCGATGGGGAATTGTGGCGGCCCAATACAATCGTTAACGTGGATTATCAGGTTTCCGGGATCAAGGGGGAATATCTCATTTCTTCGGTGGGATTTTCGATCGGGGCCACGCAGTCTTTGCAAACGGCCATTACCCTTGTGGACAAAAACGCTTATCAAATTGCCCCTTCCATTGATATTGACAAGTCATTAAGATTTAATTTGGATGCGGAGAGTTACCGAAAATTCTATGAACAAAACGATGCGGACGCTAGTTTGGGATTTAGTAATAATTACGACGAATATAATGCCCCTACAGTTAAAATTCCTTATAGGAGGGGAGAATAATGCTTCCTGCCCCGATTCAACGGCTAATTTCTTTGTGTGTTATCCAATCCTATTATATTAACGATAAAAAACTTATATTTCTAAACGTTAAAGGTTTAGGCGGTGCCATTTTTAACGATGTTCCCTTGTTTTCCCAGCATGGGGTTATTTCGGTTCCCAAAATTCCCTCGTTAGGAATTCTTTTGGCCATTAATGGGGATAGTGAAACGCCAATATGCGTCGCCATTCGGCCCCGGCAATTTCCCAAATTATCATTAGCCCAAGGTGAAACTGGAATTGTCGGCCTGGAGAGTTTTTTAAAATTGGGGGCCGATTGTGAATTGAATGGAGAAGGGCCGGTTAATATTAATAGCGGTGGCCCTGTAGAAATTAATTCCGGTGACACGCTGAACGCTTTGGCCAGTGGCGAGTTGTCATTGAGTGGGAAAGGCCTGAAAATAGAGTCGAATGGAATTGAATTACTTGCTGCATTGATAGAATTTTTTACGGCCGCACAAACGGCAATGCCTGCGTCGGTCGGAACAGCGGCCGGCCAATTGTTAATAAAGCTGCAGGCGATGTCTTAATTATGGATTTAAAGCTAAATTACGAAAATGGAACGTTTGATATAGGCCTGACTCCCGCAGGGGATTTTGAGCAGGAAAATGGCCTTGATACGGCCGTTCTTCTTTCCCTGTTTGCGGAAGGCCGATCGGATAATCGAGGGGGTTGGTGGGGAAATGAGTTAAGCGAAGTTTCCGGTTTCCAATTAGGTTCTTCGCTTTGGGATATTTCCCGACAAAATAATAATCAAAATACCCGCATTGCCTTGATCGATGAAATTGAACGTGCATTGTCGTGGCTTGTCGAGGATTCAGTTGCCAGTTCGGTCGCGGCCGAAAATACGAGTATGGAGGGCGGCCTGGCCCGCTTTGCAATCACCATTAATAATTTTGAGGGCGGTCAAATCAGGGGGCCTTTTTCCCTTTTTTGGGATTCGCATAAAAATCGGGTAGGTATGTCATGAGACCAACTTTAAGAGAAATTAGGGATCGTATGTTAGGATCGCTGCGGGCCTCTTTGGGGATTTCGTCTGCGGTTCGGGTTTCCCTTTTAGAATCTATACTAACGGCCGTGGCCGGTGTCCTTTATCTTATTTACGTTTATGCTGATAATTTGTTGCGCAATGTTTTTATTCAAAACTCGACGGGAAATGAATTGGGTTCTTGGGGCGAAACCGTAGGTGTGGCCAGGCGAAGTTCAACTTTTTTTGAAGGGGAAATCACTATTACCGGGGGCCAGGGGGGGCAGTTGCTGCTTGGCAGTCAATTGCGTTCTTCGGCCGGTCATGTTTATGAAATTTTAAGTTCTGTTACGATTCCCCCGTCCGGAGAGACAACCGTTAATATTCGCGGCCTCCAGGATGGAACAGAAACAAATTTGGCGGTGGGTACAACTCTAAATTTTAGTGCCTCGAATCCTCAAATTAATAACGTGGCCCATCTTTCAAAAGTTTTAAATTTGGCCGAAGATTCCGAAAGCGATCTTACATACAGGGAGCGCATCACAGATTTCTTTTCACGCAGAAATTTCCAGGCGGGGGCGGTTGTGGATTATATCGCATGGGCAAAGGAAGTGCCGGGAGTCGGTCAGGCGTGGGTAGCAATTAATTATCAGGGGATTTCTAATGCTATTGCAGTTTTATGCGTTAAAGCGGGCGGGGTATTGTTAACGGCCGAAGAAAAAGAAGAAGTGTTGGCCTATATCAGGCGTCGTTCCCCAGTTACGGCCAACGTTTTTGTGATTGATCCCATTTTGGAAACCGTGGCAATGACCATTCAGGCAAAAGAGAATACAGCAACGACGCAATCCGAAATTACCAATAACCTGAACAATTTGTTCACGGCCCGGGCAACGCCAAAGGGAACTATATCGCCAAACTATGAAATCCAAAATGGGGAAGTGCTTATTTCGCAAATTAGAGAGGCCGTGAGTACCGCACTTGGGGAACAGGACAACATTATTAGTTTAACAGAAAACGTTCGGCCGCAAGCACAATATGGTCTGTTAAAATTAGGCGAAATCACGTTTGGCGACCTATAAATGAATTTCTTAAGAACTCTTTATGAATTAATGCCCCCCGGCCTTTTCGATATGGCCGACGACGGCAATATGAAAAAGCTGTTAAGCGTTGTGGCCGATGAGGCCAATGCGGCCTTTCGGTATGTAGGGGATCAGAGGAATCAATTTTTCCCCCGCCACGCTAAAGGGCCGGCCCTGGAAAGATGGGCCAGGCTTGTTAAAATCCCTTATTACAGCGACGAAGAAGCACGGCCCATTATTTTGTCATTGCTTTCCAGGCCAGGCGGGGCCAATGCGCAAATTTATTTGCGCATTATGAAAGAACTGGGGATGGACGATTCTGATTTTCGGATTCGGCCGTTTATCGAGGATTTTAATTGTAATTCGGAATGTGATAACTTTTTATTTTCCGATCCCCGGTGGTACAATTTTTTTATTGTATTTTTGCCGACCGATAGGAACGAAATTGATTGCAATTCGGAATGCGACCGGCCGGTTGTGGCCTATCAAAAGGAAAGTATACTAAAATTATTTAGAGAAAGTCGGCCCGCCCAAACAGAAATTTTATTTCTTTTTTATTAGGAGCAAAAAATGGAACGAATTAATACGCCAACAGCTAATCCCAATGCCAACGGCCAGGGAAAAGCGGGATTTGTTGAAGGTGATGCCCAAGGCGGCCTGTTACCAACTCGCCTCAATGCCCGTTGGTGCAATAGCGTTCAAGAAGAAATCGCAAGCGTCATTGAAGGGCAGGGCCTTGATTTAGACGGCAATGATCGAGGGCAACTCTATAACGCAATTCTGCTTAGTGCCGCCAAAGGCGGGGAAAGTTTGTCATTTGACGGTATTCAAGCGGCCTTGGGAAGAAATGGGGGAACTAGACCTGATTTTATTCGGCCGGCCGTATCCGCAAATAGGGCAACAGTATTGGCCAGTGCTGCCAACCCGCTCGTTTTACGGGCCGGGGGATTAACCGAAACCTTGCGGGAAGAAACAATTTTATCAGATTTGGCATTTGGCTATACCACAAACGACGGAAGGGCAACTTTGGCATTGCCGACGGGCACAAGCTTATTTGAACGAACCGGCGAAATCGGCCATGTGGAATACGATTCGATTCCCGACGGAGAAATTCATTTAACGGCCGTTGGCCCGGAATTCGCCAAACGATTAGGGAAATTGTGTGCTTTTAGATTAAGCCGAGTCGCTCCAGGCATTGGAACAATAAGCGATTTTTTTATTGGTCGAATAGCATCGGTAGGCAGTACCCGGACCGTTATAAATGATATTTATCGACGTTATTTTTTAGATAATAATGGCGATCCCCTGGCCCAATTAAGGGGAAGCGTTTCTGATATTCAGATTCGAATGGTCGAACTTGTAACTGTTTTTCGTGATTTAACCCATAAAGAATACGTTACGCTTACCCCAAATCAAATAACTGATTCGGAAACGGCCCCTTCCAATCCTGCCGATGGGGATATGTGGTTCAATTACCGCACAAGAACCTGGTCTCGTTATTCAACTGCTGATTCCCGATTTAATGAAGTGGCCGCTGTTATGTTGGGCCACCTGGTATTAAACGACCAGGGAGGAAATTGCGTTGGGGCAAGAAGTTTTGATTTGGGCCGCAACTATTCCCGTTATAATGACGTTGCTTTAGAAAATGAACCTTCCCTCTTTCGCTTAAAAAATCAAGGGGCGTCGGTTTCTGTTTATGGAGTCAATCACCAATTTTTAAATGACGCTATTTGGGATGCCCGGGATTTGGTAGGGGAGGCAGGCTTTGGCAATCAAACAGTTTATACTGTTTATTTGGCCGACGACGGGCAACCGAAAATTTCGGCCGTAAGGGCGCAGTACTTTTATAATTTGAAGGGTTGGTATCACCCCTTTGAATCTTGGCGGGCATTGGGAGAGTTCCGAACTGGCAACAGCGGCACTTTTGGATCGATTGGAAATTATTTCCCTTATCAAAAATTTCATAATTTTGACGATATTCCAATGAGTGATTCGGCCGTTGGCACTGGCCGAAGCGATAGCAGCGTTCAATCTCTCCTTAATACCAATCCCTTCTTCAATAACGTTACCCGAACTTCTCAAGGGAAATATTTATGGAGATTAAAAGACCTTGTTGTTTCTTCCCCATTGGCAATCGTCGGAATGGGGGCGGCATCGGGAAGAAGGGTAAGTTATGAAAACAATCAAACCGATTCTTTTACCATTAGTGTTATTTCAACAAGTGGTGGGGGGACTCATACTGTCAACGATGCCGATCATGCCATAACAGTTTTTAGAACAGGAAAAGATGGCAAACAGGTCGATGCTTGGAATAGGTTAAGCCGATAAAAAGGGAAGTTTAAATGGAAAGAATTGATACGCCAACGGCCGAACCGAATCAAAACGGCCTAGGGAAGGCCGGCTTCGTTGACGGTGATGCCGGCAAAAGAGTTTTGGCGACAAGAATTAGTGTCGATTGGCTTAATACGATCCAAGAAGAATTGGCCAACGTGATTGAACAAACAGGCCAAGATTTAAATGGTGATGTTAACGATCAATTGGTCAAGTCATTGGAAGAAATTTTTGAATCTTCCCGGCAGGGAATATCCAGTGCCCAAAGTCGAAATGCTAGTTCCCGCCCCGATTTTATTAGGGCCGCAGGCAATGCTCTTTCCGCTACAATTGTGGCCTCACCCGCAAACCCCTTGGCCATAAAGGCCGGCGAATTATCAGAAACACACACGGCCAATATTAATCTTGGCCGTTTAACAGGATCGGTCGGCAGCAATTCCCGAAATGCCCGCTTTTCACAAATTATTAATTTGGGGCCAGTCACAGGTGAAATTGGAAATGTGGAATTCAACACCATTCCCGATGGCGTTATTCCGATTAATACATCGGGAACCGAAATTATCGCCAGGCAGGGGAAATTAGCAGCGTTTAAAATCACTCAATCTTCAAAAACAGAATATTTTTTGGCTAAGATTCAACATAGTGGCCAATTGTCTCAGGTACGCAGGCGTTATTTTCTCAAAAGCGACGGTAACCCCGTCGATAATATTAGCGGCCCGGTATCAGGAATTTCCCAAATAAAACTAATGGAACTGCTCCATGTTATGAGGGATTTAACCAACAAGGAATTTTTGGCCCTTCCCTCAACAAAAATTAATGAATCCGATACAATGCCATCTTCACCGGCCGATGGCGATTTGTGGAGGGATTCTAAAAGCGGCAGTTGGCATCGTTATTCTTCAACGGGCGGGGTTTTTAATCTCATTGATTTAGTTCCCCTTGGCCACCTGGTGGTCGATGTGGATTCCGGCCATTGTGTGGCCTCACGAAGTTTTGAATTAAGCAGAAGTTATTCCAATTTAAATAATATTACTTTGGACTTGGACGTTAGCACGGTTTCAATCCGATTAAAAAATTCTTATCGTTCGGCCTCAGTTTATGGCCGAACAGTTAATTTTTTAAATTATGCGGTTTGGAATAATACCAATCTTGTGAGGGGGGAATCGTTAGGAGTTGATACCAAATACACCGTTTATTTATCCGATACCGGCCAAAGAATTATTTCGGCGGTCGAATCTCAATATTCTAAAGAATTATTAGGGTGGTATCACCCTTTTGAATCTTGGCGGGCCGTAGGGGAATACTGGACGGGAAGTTCCCGGTTTTTTACTGAGGCAAAAAACTGGTATCCTTACCAACGTTTTCATAATTATGAAAACATTCCCGTTTTTGATTCTTACATTCGGTCGGCAAGCATTACAGACGAAACTATAGAAGCACACGGTCGCTTAATAGAGAGTGTCGAACGCAGAGGTGTTGGTGTCTATTTGTGGCATTTAAGAGAAGGGATTTTGGGGGCGCAAGTAACTTCGGCGGCCATTGCCGGGGCAAATGAAATATTTTTATCTTTGCGAACTCGGCAGGACGATCCCGGGTCAATAGAATTGCGCTGCGAAGAAAACCGCAACAATGCGGGGCCACGCAGGATTGACAGTTCGCATACCATGATTTTAACTCGTTCGGGCCTTGACCTGAAACAGGTCGAACGCTGGAATCAACTGAAAAAATAAAAGCTGCTAATACAGGAGGCAAGCATGAAATTATCAAAATTATTTCCCAAATCCACAACTGAAATTGTCGTTATGGACAACTTGCGAGACGAAAAACCGGAAATGTTTCGTGAGGACGGTTCTATGAAATACGAAATTTTTGAAAGGGATATACGACCGAACAAGTCGGTTTATATTCGGCATGACAAAAATTCGGTCAGTTTTACGATCCGTGAAGGTTGCGGGGCAAAAGAAATGCTGAAAATTGCAATTCGATTATTGCGGGAAGAAACTAAAGATACCTACAATTATCAAAAATCCAAAGCGGCCAGCTATGTAACCGCGGCCATTGAAGAATTGGAACTGGCAGGGGAAAGGGAACGTGAGTAATAAAGCCAATGAAGTATTGGGTTCGGTTTTTGATTACGAATCCAATGCGCTGCGGGTAATCACGCAAAACGAATCCGAAGGGGGAAGTGCCATTTCCCCCTCTACCGGCAAGAAATTACCCTTCGGTGTTTGGCAAGATTCGCAATTCAGGTTTGGCCAGGCCTATGCCCAAATTGGCAGCACTATTTTCAAAATCGCAGTCGATAGGGCATGATTTAATAAATCCCTTTTTAGGAGAGTTTCGCCATGAGTAACGATTGCAACCCCATCGTTTTGTTTCAACAACCTAATGATCCATCCGGTACACCGCCCCAGGGCGGCCTTATGTGGATCAATGAGGAAACAGGCGCATTTTTTACGGCCCGAAATGCTTTGCAAGGCGATGGCAATAAAAAATTAGAATGGCACAAAGAATCTCAAATTCAACCCGATTGGCTTGAAACAAATGCGGGATCGTCGGCCTTTATTAAAAACAAACCGGCAATTCCTGGCAGGGAAGAGTTCAATGCAGACCTGGACGACGCTTCCCCATTGGCAACTGAGGCCGAATTANCNGCCGGCACGGACGAAACCCGGCATGGGATCACCCCCAAGGTTTTTAAGGATTCTGTTGAGGAATTGACNAGNTCGATTTCCGAAGNTGCGCAATCAAACAAAGAGGCCTTGGATTCCCTTGCGGGCGATGTCGAGGAAAACAAAAACGCCTTGGATCATACGCTTGGCAATGATTCCAATATTCAGGATTTGGCGAATGTTCCCGCCCTTGTGGCAAACCGAATTGCTCGGGTTAATCCTGCGGGCAATGGAATTGAATGGGTTAATAACGATTGGCTTATTCCCGCCCCGACAATTCAACCCGGCAGTAACCCCCGAACAGGTTATTTAGCACGTTTCCTAACTGGTGAACGAAGAAACGTTATGGCCTTTTTGGATTTGGAGGACTCCCCTGAAAGGGCCGTCATTCAATTGGATTTAAATGAAGTTGTTTTTGGCGGCCTTTATATCGTTCAGGTATCTTCTCATCCGACACGCATTGACAAATATCGAGTAACGGCCTCTATTCGTGGCGGCAGTTCGTTATTGCCCCATGCCCACAACACCTTTGAAGATTCAAGCGGCCATGCCCTCGACCATAAAAATAGCTT